TCATTCAGTTCTAATCTCTTGTCACCAGCTTTTGATGGTCTAATCAAATCTGCATAATCAACTATAACCAAATCAGGAGCCTTACCTTGACTGATACATTTTTCGATATGTGATGTTATTGTTGTTATACTTGCAGTTTTAGTTGGATAATACTTTACAATCAGGTCACCCTTGATAGTTTCCATTGCATCACGAATTTTTTCTTGTGCATGTTCCTCACCTAGATTTTGAAATGCAATCTTTGTAAAGAAAGCATCAAATCTTCTTGCAACATAAAACTGATTCAATTCAAGTGTGTAATAGATAACTCTCTTTCCTGCACGAACGGCATTTGCCGCAACACTAACCAAACCCCAAGACTTACCGCCACCGGCAGGTGCAATGATAACACCCAATTCACCAGCAGCCAATCCACCATTTGTAATATCATCAACAACATTCCATCCAGTAGATACACAAGTTCTTGCACCTTCTTCATAACGAGCTGCAATATCAACGATATAATCGTGACCAATATCTTTGTCAGTTCCAGCTTTAAGTGCATTATCAACTTTCTTTTTTATCAAATCATATTTACCACTCTTGAGCAAATCAACTGATTCAATAATTGCAACCTTCATCTTTTGATTTTTACAAAATTCTAATGTAGTTGATTTTACATATTCTGTATCTGTACTGTCTTTATACTTTGCACTTTCTTTTAATGAGTCTGCAATAGTGCTCTTCAAAACTTTATCTTCAACTTGTATCAATTCTGATTTGAATACTTCAGCAGTTGGTGCAGTTCTATACTTCTCATAATAGGACATTATTTTAGCAACAATCCAATTATTTGCCTGAGACTCAAAGTAAGTTGGTTCAATTATATCTGAAACTTGTTGTAAAAATGCCCTATCATTTAGAAGTGTTGTAATAACTTTTGTTTGAAATGTATGTCCGTATTGGGATAAATTATCCTGCATACTTGTTCCTAATCGAATTTAATGTTGTAAAATTTTTCTTCAACCACTCGTCCCAATTCAATAAAACATTTTGTAGTTTATCTTCTACAAACAATTTATCTAACTCAATCTTATTTATTCCACCAATTTCACCATCAACTATGTTACGAATTGTAGATTTTGTTGAAGATGGAATATCAACATCTTCAAGTTGCATTATACGATGATTGGTTTCCAACACTTTCAGATTTTGTTTTAGTTCTTGAATTGCCTTCGATTTGTTATCATACAATTTACAAAATTCTATGAACATTTCCAAATTTATTTTTCTTTTTTCTGATAATATAGGGAAATGTTTGAGAATTGATTTGTCACCAATACCTTTTATACCAGCAACATTATCGCTCTTGTCACCAAGAATTGATTTGTATATGATGTAATTCTCACACCATATACCAGTTTCTTCCAAAAGATTTTCTGGAGTATACATTTTCTTTTTAGTTGGCAAGTAAACGCCAACCCTATCCGAGACTAATTGTAAAAAGTCTCTATCGTTTGATAGGATAACACATTTTTCTTTGAAATAAGAAGAAAGGTAGGCAATCGCATCATCTGCTTCGATTTTATCAATGGAGAGTATTGTTAGTGGCAGATTTTGTAGGAATGAAAAAACACGAAACAGTTGATATTTGATAGATGATTGTTCATCATCAATATCCTCAAATCCTACTACACGGTTTAACCGTGACTTGATTGCCCTACCTTCCTTATAGTTTGAGTAAATTTCTTTTCTTCTTTGTGAACCACCCTTACCATCAAAGACAACAACAACCCGCGTGGGATTAACCATACGGATTGTTGCTCCAAGAGACTTTAAGAAACCAGATAGACCACCAACATGAATACCATCTTCGTTTAATGTGGGAATCGCAGAAAAGGTGCGTATAAATAAATTCATCCCATCAACAATCAAAACCTTACTATCACGATGTAGGTTTACTTGTTCGGCTTTTTCTGTTTCTATTTCTTGTAAAAGTCTTTGATATTTTTTGTTCATACTTCATCTTGTAATAATGGTTCATTTGAAAGTGTTACATCGTCAATTCTGGCTTCATCCAATTTCTTATATTTCATAATTACCTTATCAGCAATTTCATCATATACTATATCGTATAATTCAGGATCACTCATAATCTTTTCAACAAATTCTTTGGATTGAAATTTGATAACTTCTCCAGAACGCTTGTCTGTCCATGAATACCAGGCACCTGATTGAGATACAAGGTTGTGTTCTTTCATAACAGTAAGCCAACTACTGTAATCATCAATTCCACTATCAAAGTAAACTTCATATTCACATTCACGAAGCGGTGGACCACAACGATTTTTAACTAACTTTGCCTTAACTCTCGAACCAACGATTTCATCACGACCTTCTCTCTTTGCCTTAATAGCACCGATTGAAGAAAGACGAAGACGAACAGACGCATGGAAAGGAATACCTTTACCACCGGGTGTTGTCCAAGGATCAGAGAATGCTGGTGCATTCAATTTCTGACGAAGTTGGTTTGTAATAATCAAACAAATACGCTCTCTACCGATAAGATTTGTAATCTTTCTCATTGCCTTTGAAATGATAAGTGCCTTTGCCGTAGCATAACCATCCTTATCAAAATCTGCAGCCATTTCCGTTTTAGTGGATGCACCGGCGATTGAATCAACTACAATAGTTACCAATCTATTTTTATCGGATGAACGAACTTTGTCAATGATAACATCAACAGTTTCAAAAATATCTTCTACGGTTTCTAATGGAATGTATAACATATCTTTTAAGTTCAAACCGATTGCAGTCAGATATTCGGTAGCAATAGCATTCTCGGTATCAATATAAACTGCAAGACCACCTTTCTTTTGTGTGTTGAGAAGTGCATGGGCTGCCAATAGAGATTTACCAGATTGTTCGAGACCTGTTATTTCAGATACACGACCAACAGGAAAACCACCATATTTACGATTGGAAATGGCCAAGTCCAACATGGTAGAGCCAGTTCCAACCCATTCTTTTACTATTGTAGGTGCATCACTATCACCTTCAAGAAAGTAAGCGGTCTTAATGTTTTGAGCTTTGAATTGTTTGTTTATAGTTTCGGCAATGACTCCACCGAGTTCATCGGATAAATCACTTTTTGATTTTGCCATAAAACACCCTTATTAAAATAGGTCATCAAATGTAACACCAATATCATCAGCAGATGATGTGGGTTTCTCAGTCTTTTCTTGTTTGTAATTCAAATCAGCAGCAGGTTCTTCTTGTGAAGATGCACCCATCCAAGTTTGTAATTGAATTTTCAAATCATCATAAGATGGTTCTGGAAACAATTCAGTAATCTGTGGTTGTGTCTTAATCTTTTCAAGAACATCCTGAGATTCGGTAATTGGGGTTTCTTTTGGTTTAACACGAATAGTTGTTTCGGCGTAAGTTTTACCAGCTTCTTCTGGTGACTTAACTGTAACAACAATATCACGACCAGATTTAGGATCAGACAAATCACCGTAATCCGGATCAACAAAGAAAGCAAGTAGTTCTTCATAAACTTGTTTACCAAATCCCCAAAACTTAACACCTTCATTTTCTTGACCACGAATGATAACAGGTGCATACACTCTCATTTTTGGTTCGAGTTTTCTACCCATTACCCAATCTTCTTTATCGCCAGTTTGTTTCAACTTCTCAGCAAATTCAACGATTGGATCAGGACGACCAAATGATACAGGTGAAAGAATAGAACGCTTACCGATATTGTAATGAAAATACAATTCGATGAAAGGGTTTTCTCTATTGTGAATGTAAGGAGCAATACGAATTTGGGTTTCGCCCGGATCGGGTTTCCAAATGTTTGATGTGCGATTGTTTGTGTTTTTCAAAGAGTTCAAACGGCTCTTGATTGCATCGAGGTTAATACTCATGCTGTTTCTCCAAATGTGTAATGAATAATGATTAACTGTTACTAAAAGAATGTTAGTTCTAATAGGACAATACTAATATAATGATTTAATGTTTAATAAGCAAGCAATTTTTTCTATAAATAAATATGGGAAATCCGAAGATTTCCCATTTTATCATTTTTTTAGTTGGCGATATATTATCACTTCTTGTTGTATTTCATAAGTTCTTTCAATCTACGGACAACTGCCTCTGGCAATTTCTCAACATTGAAAGTATTATCTACCCATTGAGGAGCATCGTCAGTTTGAGGCATAACATCACGCTTTGGTGCACCAGCAACTGGAGGACTTTGTTTCTTCAATGTTTGGACATTACCCCAAATATAATCAGCAATCGCTTCTGGTGTATCGCCTTTACCATATTTCTTAAATACTTCCACAACTGGTTCTTGTATGTTATCTATAACATATTTCTTCAATTCTGATTCACCAACAGTAAACAAATTAACACCACCACCAGCTGCTGTAGGAACTGCACCAGTTTGAGCTGCAATACCGATTTGTGTTGCCTTCAATGCTTCTATTGGTTTTTTAATATCGGATAAATCCATTGCCTTAATTTTTGCTTCTGGATTTATACAAAATACTTGTGACCATCTATGGTGTCCGTCTATAACATACTTACCACCACCAGCAGTTACTATTGATTTACCAGCAACAGCAACCACACCACCTTTCAAAAATGTTTCTGCACTTGTAGCATCTTTAAGTGGATAACTCAAAGACTTATCCATAACAACTTCATTTTGAGTTGGTTGTAAGTCTGTACACACTGGACTAATTCCTGTTACTTTAACCGGTGAAGCACTATTAAGAGACTTTATAGCATCAACGAATTTTGGATCCTTTATGTTGTCACCTAATTCTTTTACAAACGATGCATAATCTTTTTTAAGAATTGATTTCAATTCGTCTTGTGCCTCATCTTCGTTAAGTTTTACCCTAACTTCTTTGACCAAATTTTTTAAAGAATTTTTCATAAATTTCTCTCTCTATATTGTATTAACATATTCCTCTTGCACTTTTAACTCTTCATCAGTAGCTTTACCGGTTGGTCCCCAATCCGGAAGAACTGCCATAACATGAAATGCCTTTGCACTGGTAACATCCCTTACCTGTTTGCCAGAGGTTGGATTATCCTTATTTTTTAGTATACTAACATGATTCAATGATGGAAAAACATACAATGGCATACCACTTGCTTTTGCCAACATAACAGAATGTTTCAAAGGAACTATATTATCACTACCACCATGAATTATAGCACCATTCCCACTAATTTCGGATCCAGTCAATGATACAGTTGGCCATTGTCTGTTCCAAGCTGGTGCAACCAAATAAACCGTATCTGGCTTTTTTGCACCCATAGATAATGCTTGAAGAAGTATTGCACCACCGCGAGAATAAGCAATTAAAGTTTTCGGTGATTCTTCATTCAAATATAGTATTGCCTTCTGAATATCTTCATCTGTTATTTTAGATGAATCCGAAAATGCTGGACATCCTGTATCTTGGTCTGGATTTGTCCATTCAACATTACAAGTATCAACTCTCATGTCTTGTGGTTTCATTCCAAATCCATGAAATGCGCCTTTATCTATACCAATTTCTTTTAATATGTCAGATAATTTTATCATCTGTATTTTGAAGTGATAAGATGTGTTCTAATTATTTCTTTTATTTTTTTACGAAGTTTACTTTTAATTCTTTCATTTACCTTAATTTCAGTCTTCGGCTTTTCTTCGTCTTCTTTTGGTTTTGGTGCAGGTTCTTCTACTGTCATTACACTTGAAATATCATCATCTAATTTCTGAGTTATTTTTTCTGAAACATGATTTATTTCCGATGTCAATGATTCAAGAACTTGTATGTCTTCATCTGTTAATCTTCTTTTTATGAAAAGACTTATCTTTTCTATCAATCTCTGTATATCCTTTTCATGTTGTTCCCTTTCTGCCTCTAAAAATGGCATGGACTTTATTTTATCTAATGTAATGAAAAGACCTTTTAACTGTGGGTGTCCTGCAAATCTTGATGATATTGCCTGTAATTTTTCTTCGTTTGCCTTATATGCATCTGATGAAAACAACTTCTTAAACCAAGATTTTAACATTTCTAAATCAACTGATGCAAATATGGTTTTAATATAACCACGATTCTTAGATATACAATTTATTGCATCAATAAGAACTATGTAACTAAAAGGACTTGATGCTGATGCTGATATTGCTTCGTTTACTCTTTTCTTTTGTTTATTCATTTTATTCTCACGGCATTAAACTTATTTTTTTAGCACTTTGTATTAGATACAAACTTATGCTTGATTTTTTATTGAAGAAATGTAATTTTCCAGAAATTGGTTTTTTATATTCATACCCAATAGATTTCAAAGCATCTATTATCTCGTGTTCTTTATATTGATCAACATTTATCATGTTATCAGGTAGAATAGAAATGTTGGGTAATTTTGCTTTCATTTCGGTAAAAATAGAATCAAAACCAGAACCTTCTTGAATATCAATCCCCTCGAATATCGTATTTATTATACGATTCGTTACTTCATTTACTATACTTTGTATTTTTATCTTTTTCATTTAATATTACCGTAAAAATGATATAAATAAATATCACAATTAAAATTATTACTACCAACTATACACTCTAACCAAAAATATCTTTACAACTCTGAACCCATCTCTGTTTTTAAGAAGTGCACAGTTTCTATATCTTTCCCATTCAATAGGATATTTTTTATCTAAAACACCGTTGTTCAAATTCATTATGAGTTCATTAAGAGCATTTATTGTGTATATTGTATTTGTTTCACGCTTTTGGTGAACCATTATTGAATTTGGTAAAAACTTTTTGTAATCATCCATCACTATATTGTACGAAAGTATAGAATCCTCTTTCGTTTCAAATGATTTAAAATGAAATACTTTATTATTTAATATAGAAAAATTTTCTTTTATATCTGATAAGGTTTCATCTACTTGATGTTTGCGAGTAAATGTACATACTAATTGTGTTTTCAATACCTCTCTCTCGATTATGATACTATTTATACTTCATATAAATATGTTTCTAAATTTGTTTAATAGCACCAAATGTATCACCAGCGTAAATTTTTACTGACATATTATCTGTCTCAAAGGCACGATGAAGAACATCTATCAAATCCACTTCATCCGGATGAATGTCAAAAATAAAAGCATCATATAGATACATCATAAAGACAGACTTTTTATCCTTTAAGTGAGGTAGAATCGTTTTTATCTTACGGACATTATATTCTGTTTCCAATGATTGCAATACATAGTTGAATACTTTATTTGGTGTTGCATCTTGTATATCACGGAATAGTTTTTCATAAAACCAAGATTTAACTATACCTTCCGATTGATATTGTTCATACATCGTATCAATCATTGCTTGAACAGTTTGGAAGAAAGGATGTCCCATAAATTCAGGAGTTATCGTTCCATAAATGTTTTGAAACACTTTACCTTTGAATTGATCATAATCCATATCAATTCCTAATTCATTCCGTATCTGTTCGTATGGATGATAGTCAAATTGATAATCCAATATCTTTGCCAATAACTTTATGTGAAAGGCATCATAATCAAATTGAACAATTTTACCACCTTCAAACCGTGAACGAATTTTATCACGAGTTCCGTCCTTCTTATTCATAGCAGAAAAATTAAATCCACCCCAAGCATTACTTGGTCTGCCAGTTGCAGTATACCACATATAGTTTTGTTTTTTTATTTCATCACCAACAAGGATGTCATTTTTTTCTATCTCGTGGAATACTTCTATGAAATCATTACAATAATTTACACATTTTTCTTTTTTGAACTCGAATGGTTTTAATCTCAATACATATTTTGCAATACCTCTTGCCCATTCTAATTGATTTACAAGTGGAATAA